CCCCTGGACGGCCGCCTACCAGAAGGGCGCGGGCGGGGTGGTGCCCTTCGGCGCCGTCCTCGCCGAGGTGGACGGCCGGCTCATCGTGCCGCCGCAGTGCTCGCTCTGCCTGCACGTCGTCTCGTCGCTGGTCGGGCAGACGTTCACCCAGGGCGCCTCCTGGTACGAGGAGCAGCTCACGATCGAGTGAGCGTGAGCCCATGCCCCTGCGCCTCATCACCGCGCCCACCGAGGAGCCGGTCACCCTCGCGGAGACCAAGGCGTCCCTGCGCGTCACGACGTCGGACGACGACGCGCTGCTCGCCTCCCTCGTCACGGCCGCGCGCGAGCAGCTCGACGGCCCCGAGGGGCTCTGCGGCGCCCTCCTGACCCAGACGTGGGAGCTCCTGCTCGACGCCTTTCCATCCGGGGCGATCGCGATGCCGCTGGCGCCACTCCAGTCGGTCACGAGCGTGCAATACCTCGACACGGCCGGCGTCCAGCAGACGCTCGCGGCGTCCGTCTACGTGGTCGACCCGGACTCCAAGCCGGGCCGGATCACGCTCGCCTACGCGGAGAGCTGGCCGAGCACGCGGAGTATCGAGAACGCCGTGACGATCCGCTTCGTCGCCGGCTATGGCGCGCCCGACGCGGTCCCCGGGCGCCTGCGGACCGCGCTCATGCGGCTCGTGCAGAACGACTACGACCACGTGGGCGCGCCCGATCTCCACGCCGCGATGAAGAAGGCGATCCTCGACGGCCTCTGGGATTATCGGTGGGCGTGAACGCGAGCGATCTCCGCGAGACGATCACGCTCCAGCGCCTCAACCACACGACGATGGTGTGGGCGGACTTCGCCCAGACGCCGACCGTGCGCGCCGCCGTCGAGCCTCAGGGCGAGGAGCGTTACCGCCTGCGCCTCCGCTACCGCGCGGACCTCCGCGGCAAGGCCGACCTGGCCCCAGCCGTGCGCGTCCTCTGGGGCGATCTCACGCTGGTCGTGGACGATGTCGCTGAGTTCGACTGGCACCGCGAAGTGCATCTCACCGCCCACCAGGTGCTCGTCGCAACCGAGCACTTGGAGACGGGCGCAAGGAGGGTCCAGGCATGGCCCTGATGACGAGGCTCCTCACGTGCGCGCTGGTCGCGCTCTTGCTGGCGACACCGGCGCAGGCGGCGCTCACCACCAAGTTGATCATCTCCGTCGTCGCGACCGAGACGGCCACGGCCGATCTCGCGACGCCCTCGGCGGTCGTCGCGCAGAAATTCGAGTACACCTGGGCCTCGGGCACGGGCGCGAACCAGGCAAACCTCATCTGGTCCGACACGCGCACGCTCGCGGCGAGCGCGACCGAGGATCTCGACCTCGCCGGCGTCCTGACCAACCAGTTCGGCGGCACCCTCACGTTCGCCCGGGTGAAGGCGATCATCATCCGCGCGCGCGCCGCGAACACCAATAACGTGCTCGTCGGCGGCGCCGCGGCCACGCAGTTCGTCAACTGGGTCTCGGACGCGACGGACAAGGTGGTCGTGCGCCCCGGCGGCCTTCTGACGCTCATCGCGCCCGACGTCACCGGCTACGCGGTCGGCGCCGGCGCCTCGGACTTCCTGCGGATCGGCAATAGCGCCGCCGGGACGAGCGTGGACTACGACATCGTCATCATCGGCGCCTCGGCGTAGGAGGACTCCATGAGCGACGCGATCGTCACGAACGGCACCACGCTCCGGGTCGGCGACGGGGCGACGCCAGAGGTGTTCACGGCGGTCGCCGAGGTCGTGGACATCAGCCAGCCCGGCGCCGAGGTCACCGAGGTCGAGGTCACGCACCTGACCTCGACGGCGAAGGAATTCAAGGCCGGGCTCCGAGACTTCGGCGAGGGGACGCTGACGATCAACGTCATCGACGGCAACGCGCTCCAGGAGCAGCTCGAGGACGACGCGGCGGCCGGCACGATCCGTAACTACCGGATCGTCTATCCAAACGGGGTGGACGGCGTGGCCTTCGCCGCGTTCGTCAAGGGCTTCAAGCGCGCACAGATCGCGATCGACCAGCCGCTCAAGGCGGAGGTGACGCTCCGGGCGACGGGCGCGGTGACGCGGCTGTAGGGAGGAAGATCACATGGGCCTGCTGACGCGGGACGCGATCCTCGCGGTCGACGAACGGGCGAGCGCACGTGTCCCGACACCGGAGTGGGGCGGCGACGTGCGCGTGCTCGAGCTCGACGGCCGCGACCGCGAGGCATTTCTCGTCTGGCTCGCGAAGAGCGGCGACAGGCCGGAGGTGAAGGCGCGGCTCGCCGTGCTGACGGTCGTTGATGAGGAGGGCCACCGGCTCTTCACGGAGGCGGACGTGGCGGCGCTGAACGCCACGAGCGGCGTCGCCCTCGAGCGCGTCTTCCGCGCCGCCTGGGCGTTGAACAAGCTCGGCACGGACGCCATCGAGGACCTCGCAAAAAACTCCGAGCCCGGCCCGCGCGCCGCTATCTGATCCGGCTCCAGCGCGAGCTGGGCTTCGCGAGCGTGGAGGAGATGTTGAGCCGGATGACGAGCACGGGCCTCGCCGAGCAGATGGCCTACGACCTGGTCGAAAGCGGCCGGTCGCCGGCCGAGCCGCCGTCCGGGCCCGAGGATCTCCAGCGCCGGATCGAGCGCATCTTCCGGGCGGAGAGCTAACCGTGGGCTACGGCCGGAAGAAGTACGTGGCCCCCCTCTCCGCCTCGCTCCGCATCGAGGGGCTCCGGAGCCTCGATGCGGCCCTGCGCGCCCTGCCGGCGGCCGTCCAGCGCGAGGTACTCGAGCCCGCGCTTGAGGAGGGCGGCGAGATCATCCGCCGCGGCATCGAGGAGCGCATCCGCGGCCGCACGGGCAAGACGGCGCGGGACCTCCGCGTAGTAGTCCAAGTGCAGACCAGCGGCCCGCTGACCGACGTCGGGGGCGTGGCGGCCATCGGGGCGGGTCCACCCAGGGCCAAGACCAGCCGGACGTTCGTGCTGCGTTTCCTCGAGTTCGGCACGAAGGCGCATCGGATTGAGCGGGCCCTCTCGTTCGGCGGCAAGGTCTTCTCGCGCGTCCAGCACCCCGGCATCGCGCCCCAGGCCCCGATGACGCGCGCCCTGGCCGAGGACGGCCGCGCCGCCGTGCAGGCGTTCATCGATGGCGCCTGGGAGCGCATCCGGGTGATCGCGCGCCGTCTCGCCGATCGCCGGAGCACCGGTTGATGGGTCTGATGGCGACGCAAGTCGGCGCTCTGATCGTTGAGTTGCGCGCCAACGCCGTCCAGTTCCAGGCCGAGATGCAGACGGCGCGCGGGACTCTCGACCGGACCGGCGGCAGCTTCCGCGGGGCCGAGCGCATGGCGTCGCGTTTCGCCGCGCAGGGCCTCGGGGCCGTCGTCCCGGGCGCCGAACGGGCGACCTTCGCGCTCCAGAACGTGATCCAGAGCACACTGCGGGCCGGTGGCGCCCTGCGTGTGCTCGGCCAGGCAGGGATCATCGGCGGCGGCGTCCTCGCCGTCGCCGCCGGCGTGCAATGGCTCGAGGAGAACATCCGCAACTGGTGGCGCCTGGGCGAGACCGTTACTCAGACGCTCGACCGCATGAAGCAGGCGGCCGAGGAGCAAAAGAAATTTGCCGACGATCGCATCCGGGCGGTCACGCTCCAGGCCGGGCTCGAGAAGCAGCTCGTCCAGCTCCGCGGGCAATCGGCGGTCGCGACGCTGCGCGCCCTCGGCGAGGAGCGCTCGGCCGAAGAGGCGGCGTTGACGACGCGGCTCGAGCTGATCGAACGCGAGCGCATGGAGCGCGAGCGCGGGATCATCCAGTCCATCGCGCAGGGCGCGCGACGCGACCAGGCGCTCGCCACCAACGAGGCCGTCGCCTTCGCCGCGCGGACCACGGCGGGCGCCGAGCACGACGCGACGGTCCGGAAGATCGAGGAGGCGGCGACGCAGAAGCAGTTCGCCACGTGGAAGCAGGAAACGGACTTCCTCCGCGACCAGCTCAAGGAGCGCGTCCAGGCCCGCCAGCAGTTCGAGGCCCAGCGTGGCCAGGGCGCGGCGGGGCTCGGCCTCGCTACCTCGGCGGCCGGCGGCTTCGCGCGCCTGCGGCAGATCCAGGAGTCGATCAAGAAGGCCGCGGCCGATCAGGCGTTCCTCGAGCGCGAGGGGCTCATCAGTCCGCGCGACGCCGTCGGCGAGCGCGAGCGCCTCCGGCAGGCAGCGGTCGACTCACTCGAAGCATTCAAGCACGAGTTTGCGGGCGTTCCGGAGGCCGTCGCGGCGGCCCAGCGCGCGGTCGACCAGATCCAGTTCAGCAACTTCGGTCTCCAGGTCGAACAGGGGCGCCAGTGGGTCGACCAGTTCATCGCGAGCACCGACGAGCTGAAGATCGGCGTCGACGATCTTGGCGAGCGCCTCGCGACGGCGATCAAGGGCGGCGTCGATAAGGCGATCCCCGAGATGCAGCGGTTCGCGGCTGAAGTCGCTGCCATGGACGCCTGGATTCGCCAGGCGACCATCGACGTCAATGCGCTTAGCGGTGCTCTCGGCGGGGGAGGCTAGCCCATGGACCTCGCGACTGCCTTCGCGCAGGCCAGCAACGCGCTGGATCCGTTCGCGCGCTCCGTGCTGCGCCTGGACGCCGCCACGACGCGGCAGTTCCGCGCGGAGTGGTTTCAGCAGGCCATCTTCTACCGTCTCGACGAAGCCACGGCCCGGCAGTTTCGCGCCGAGCCGATCCAGGAGGCGATCTTCCGACGCCTGGACGTCGCGACGAGTCGGCAGTTCCGCGCCGAGGCGATCCAGCTCGCGATGTTCTACCGACTCGACGCCGCGACCCAGTCCCAGTTCCGGCGTGAGGACCTGGCGACGACACGACAGTTCCGGCGCGACACCGAAGAGGCCACGCGGCGACAGTTCCTCCGCGAAGGCCCGCTGCCGCCGGCATGAGGAGAGGATCCGATGGCACTGACCGATGCCGCTGACCGCGCCGCCCAGGGGCTCGACCGCGTGACCGTCACGCTCGCTACGCTCCGCGCCCAGGCCGACCAGTCGCTCGCCGAGGCGATCCGCCGCGGGCAGATGCCGCAGACGCTCGAGGCGCTGCGGCGGAAGGAGTAGACGATGGCGGCGCCGATCGCTAGCTACGTGCAGTTGCCCGATGATAGCGGCAACACAGGCAAGAAGCCGCGCACCCAGACGCGCGTCGTCGGCGCCAACACCGTCCACGAGCATTTCTTCGTCCCGACCAGCCAGCGCGCCAAGCTCGGCGTCTTCCACTACTCGACGACGCTCCAGTCCGTGAAGGACAACGCGAGCGCGCAGGATGGTACGACGACGGGGTTCTTCTGGCTCGCGAACCCCGTCGGCTCCACGATCGAGCTGATCGTGCGGGAGATCGCCCTCCAGTTCAGCGCGATCACCGGCACGGCGATGGTGACGGTTCCGCGCATCCTCGCCCAGCGCTTCACGTTCACGGGCACCGCCTCGGGCGGGACCGTGACGCCGGCCAAGCGGCGCTCGTCAGAGGCCGCGAACGTGGGGAGCCTCCGGACGGCCGTGACCGGTATGACACCGAGCCTCGGAGCGACCGTCAAGACGTTCTTGACGCCGATCATCATCTCGGCCGCCAGTCCGTTCGCGCCGCCGCCGCAGGTCTGGCCGACCAGCAAGGACCCGCTCGAGGACGGCGGCCTCGTGCTGGCCGCCGGCGAGGGGCTCGTGCTCTACCAGCCGGATGCGGGCACGGCCTCCGAGGTGCGCCGCTTTACGGTCGACGCGACGACCGAAGAAGCCGACGTCTCCTAGATGCCGGTCACCCTCTTCGCGGAGAACCTCCTCGAGGCCGCGTCCGCGGTCACCGCCTCGGCGCCGGCCGAAGCGACGGCCCTCACGCGCCTCTACGACCGCGACCGAGGTCCGCGATACACGCCGGCCTTCGCGGGCGACTGGGACCTGTGGGACATCGCGCCGCTCTCGATGGCGATGGGCGGGCCCGTGATGGCCCAGCTCGACCTCGACATCGACCTCGGGAGCGCGCAGGCCGTGACCGGGTGGGGGCTCGTCAACCACACCGTCACCGGGGTCACCGTCACACTCTACGGCGACAACAACGCACCGGCGACGACCTCTCGCGACTCCTTCTCGGCCACGGCCGTCGACGTGCTCCGGACCTTCGCGAGCCTGAGCCTCCGTTACTGGCGG